GATTTGATAGCAAAGTATTATGCGACTAGGGAAAAGCCCGACAACCTAACTTTGATCTATAGCAATCCACGGGTTGGCACGATCATGCGTAAACCACCAAAGCACTTCGACAGAACATTCAACAATGTGTTAGAGCATGAGCACGTAGAGGAACAAAATTGTACTGGACAAAAATGCAAAGATTGCAGACTGTGTTACACCATAGGCAATAACGTCAACACCATCGTCGAGATGGTCAAGAAATACTAAGAAGGGAAAGAACCATGACACCGATAGAAGCATTTGAGATGGCTATTGAGTTAGCTATAACGGCACCAACAGAGGCGAAAGCTAGTCAAGCAGTAGAGCTAGCTGAAAGCATAGCAATGCAATTGACACCGCAACAGGTGGAAGCAGTGAAAGAAAAATTTGAGGTGGTGCAATGAGTGTGTTGTATTTTACAATGGGAATATTAATCTTGGCCGGGATCTTGGCCGCAATCTTGGAGCAAGGACAATGAAATACTTTGCAACATTTATAGAGAGTGGTACCAACTATCGGTGTTATATCGAAGCCGAGACAAGGGAGGGGATACAGGCTAAGCTGCTTGGCCGTGTCTATCCACCAAAGAAGAAGGATGCTGAAAGATATATGGATGACTTGCTAAATAGAAAGTTTGACTTGGAAGAATTGAAACACCTGCGGGTAGAGATGGAGGAAGTGTAATGAAAATGTACAGGGTTGTAGTCGAACAAAGGAACGTGTTTTACGAAGAAGCTGAAACAGCAGAGGAAGCACGGCGCATTGCCTTAGAAGATCGTTTATGGGATGATAATACGAGAGGAAAAGATACCTACGATTTTGAAATTACTGCGGAGGAGGAAGTGTGATGCATAGTTACTACAGAAATACGATTGAACAGGTAGAGGCTGCTGACTGGATCATGCCACAGAAAGAGTGGTCCTACATAGAGGACGGAGGCCATGTGGGAGGGTGAGGCAGATAGGTCTAGGCTACTCATGGATGAGCTAAGGATCTTACAGGCATCCCTTAGACTTGGGGAGGAATATGTCACAAGCTGGTGAGGTAGTCGGGGTGTTGGTTATGTTGGCATTACTGATGCGGTTTGATCTGATACTTTATGTGTTGTATGTTTTTTCTAGGTATGTGAAGAAAGGTGTTGACAGATGAAAGATCGTGGATATAATAGACTTGTTCTGGCCCCCCGAATATATATTCTATAAGGATAGATGCTATGAATAGATTAACACATCAACCATGTCCCTTCGAGGATTGCTCTAGTAGTGATGCCTTTACATACTGGACGGAAGATATGAATGGTAAATGCTTATCTTGTGATAGATCATACCCACATAGAGGGATGGCCCTTGAAAGAAAGAGAGGATAACGTGACAGTATTACAGACACAACTTCTAACACCTAAGATCATGCAGTACAGAGGTGTTAAAGAAAAGACTATGGATTTCTATGGGGTGCAAAGCTTTGTAGATGCAGAGGGAGAGATACAGAAGCAAGCTTACATCTATCCATCAGGTGGACGTAAGATGCGTACCATGCCCAAAGACTTTAGGACAGAGGCAGGGTTCAAGAGTGATGAATTGTTTGGTATGGATAAGTTCAATGCTGGTTCTGCTAGGCTTGTTGTTGTAACGGAGGGGGAGGTTGATACCCTGTCTGCATTCCAGATGCTTGACCATAAATATCCATGTGTCTCACTACCATCTGCGTCACCATCCAAGAAGTTATGGCAAGGTGCTGCAAAGGAATGGCTCAATAGCTTTGATAAGATTGTGTTGTCGGTTGATACGGATGACGCCGGGAATGCAATAGCAGATAAGATAGCTAACCTGTTTCCTAATAAGGTGTATCGAATACCACATGACAAGTACAAGGATGCCAATGAGTTCCTAGAGTCTGGTGCTGCAACATCCTATCGATCTGCATTCTACAACGCAAAGAAGTACACACCACAGAATGTATGGAATACACCCGAACAATTCTTAGGCATCCTGCACGAAGAAGACGATGCAATGTACCTACCCACAGGTATTGCAGCCTTTGACGAGGTAGCCTTAGGGCTAATGCAAGGACACTTGACAGTGTTCCAAGCACCCGAAGGTATCGGTAAGACAGAGTTCATGAGGTACCTAGAGTATCATATGTTGTCCAAGCACACAGATATTCCCATTGCTATCTGTCACCTTGAGGAGACAAAGAAACGTGGGTTGCTGGGTCTGGTGTCCTACAAGCTACAACGTAACCTTACCCGCAAGGATCTGATCGACGAGGCACAGATGGGTGAGGAAGTGGATCAGGCATTGATTGAATTGACAGAGAAAGAAAACCTCTACCAGTTTACTATCGGGGTGGACGAAGATCCAATGGAGATACTAAACAGGATCAGATACTTTAGTCAGGCATGTGGTGTGAAGTATGTATTCTTCGAACCTATCCAAGACTTGGCCTACTCAAGGCAGGGTGACGAGAGTATTGAGAAGTGGTTGTCAGCTTTGTCCGTACAGCTATCCCGTATGGCGGCTGAGTTAAACGTAGGTATCGTAACCATCGCCCATGAGAATGATGACGGGCAGATAAGGGATTGTCGGACGATTGGTAAACGTGCTAGTGTTGTTGTTAAGTTAGAGAGGGATAAGATGTCGGAGGATGACGATGACAGAAACACCACCAAACTCTTGGTCACAAAGAACAGACCAGCAGGAACAACAGGACATGCAGGATCACTCACCTTCGACGGAGACACCTTCATGCTCAGAGAAAAGTTTGATAGATTCTCCTGATGATCCGCATGATGAAGTTATACATTGGATAGGTAAGTTATGAAGATAGTAGCAATGGACATAGAGACAGATAGCTTGGATGCTAAACACATCTGGGTTATCTGCTCAAAGGATGTCAACACAGGTGAGGCCCATGTGTTTAGGAACCTTACCTCTGATGCTGCAGAGATGCAGAGATTTAAAACCTACTGCAAGGGGGTAAGCAAATATGTTTTTCACAATGGCATTGGTTTTGATGTGCCTGTCATTAATCGTTTACTTGGAGATACCATTCAACCCAGTGCTGTTGTTGACACTCTTGTTGTCTCTCGTCTTGCTGACTACAATATATCTATGGGTCATAGCCTAGATGCATGGGGCAAGAGACTTGGCCTGTACAAGGGTGACTTCAAAGACTTCGAAGGTGGCTTGACACAAGAGATGGAAGACTACTGCATCAATGATGTAGAGGTGACTGTCAAATTGTTCAACAAATTCAAGGGTATGATCTTCGACAAGCAATGGTCTAAGGCTCTACGCATGGAGCATGACATCCAGATCATCTGCCATGACATGCACACCAATGGGTTTAAGTTTGACGAGGACATGGCAGAGGAATACTTAGGCGGTGTGCTAACACGCATGTCAGAGTTAGAGGCACAGTTCCAGATCGACTTCCCGCCTAAGCTTGTCGAGGTCAACCGTATCAAGTATCGGATGAAGGCAGATGGTAGCCTGTACAAGAATGTAACGGATGCCCTTGGCAAGTACAGTAAGACGTACAAGGATGGGGAAGATCTGGTATGCATGGAGTATGTACCATTCAATCCCGGATCTACACCACAGAGGATCGACAGGCTGTGGGATGCAGGGTGGCAACCAGTGGACAAGACCAAGGGGTATCTAAAGTTTGAACGTGAACGGATACCAGATCAAACACGGTCAGCTAAGTTTGCCAAGTATGGGTGGATGTGCAATGAGACTAACCTCAACACACTGCCTGATGATGCACCCTCAGGGGCTAAGGCATTGGCTGAGTGGTTGACACTAGAAGGTAGACGATCCAGCCTTGACGAGTGGTTGAAGTGTGTAGGCAAGGACGGTAGAATACATGGTAAGTTCCACCACATTGGGGCATGGACAGGTAGGCTGTCACACTCTGCACCTAACCAAGCAAACATCCCTGCTCAGTTCCACGGCACACCGAAGACAGATGTGGAGAAGGTGAAGGCTAAATATGACGGACCATTCAGAGGATTGTGGACAGTAGAAGAAGGTAACTATCTTGTGGGTACAGATGCAGAAGGTATTCAGCTACGCATACTGGCAGACCTGATGGAGAGCCAAGAGTACATAGATGCTATCATCACAGGTAAGAAGGAAGACGAGACAGACATCCACAACCTAAACCGTAAGGCTCTTGGCCTACCACATATCACCAGAGATATGGCTAAGACTTTTATCTATGCCTTCTTGCTAGGTGCAGGGACTAACAAGATCGGGCAGATCCTCAAGACATCTACGGGTCAGGCTGGTCAGGCTGTTAACAACTTCATGGATAGTATCACTGGCCTCAAGAAACTAAAGACTAAAGTAATCCCTGCCATTGCAGAGAGAGGATACTTCAGAGGCTATGACAGTCGCAGGGTTGTTGTCCCGAATGAACATAAGACCTTGGCAGGTATGTTGCAGAATGGTGAGAGTACCATCATGAAGTGGGCTACCCGCAAGTGGATAGAGGATGCAACAAAAGAAAAGATTAAGTTCAAGCTGGTCACATGGCCGCATGATGAATGGCAGACAGAGGTAGAAGGATCGTTAGATGCAGCAGAAAGACTAGGGGAAATACAACGTAACTCTATTGAGTGGACAGGCTTAGAGCTAAACATCATGTGCCCCCTTGCAGGTTCTACAGATATTGGTAAATCTTGGCTTGACACACACTAGAATATAAGATACAAACGAATCACGAAACGCCAGCATAGGAGATTAGCATGGCAAAATATCAAGACGTAACAACTACAGGCCCCATCGAATGGGCACGAATCTTTGAGAACAATCGTGACATGAATGGTTACGAAGGTTCCTATGTGGAGTGTGAAGGTGCATACACATTGAACCAGATCTTATCTAAGGATGAGTTCACAAAGCTTCAGGCCACAGGGTCACAGAAGAAGCCTAACCAGAAACGACTGATGGAAGGTCAACTGTCTATCAAGTTTGAACGTAAGCACAAGGTCACTCGTCGTGATGGTTCTGTCTTACCTCAAGCAGGTGGAGCACCAAAGGTAACTGATGCTGATGGTAATCCTTGGACAGAAGAGATGGGTCTGATCGGCAATGGATCTACTGCAGAGGTGACTAACCTTATCACCACCTTCAAAGGTCAGGACGGTAAGATGTACAGCCGTACTACACTGACTGGTCTTAAAATCCTTGAGCACATCAAGCATGAGGAGAAAGCAGAGGAGATGGGTTGGTAATGGAAAACATGATCCTGAATATAATTGCTGCCTTTGTATTGGGGATGACAGTAGCATTCCTGATTGAGACACATCAACTGAAGAAGAAAATTAAACAGATATTGGAAGACTAAAAATGATTGTAGCATCTTACATTGATCACATGGGTACTGACTTGTCGGTAGTCAACAGTGCACGAGTTTCCTTCGGTAAGAAGTCTGACTTCATGCCAAGGGTGCATAACGGTGAGGCTAAGGTGCTACAACCAAAGGACGCCAAGTTGATCAAGTACCTAGCTAAACACAAGCACCTCTCACCCTTCGGACATGCCTTTGCATCGTTCCACGTTAAGGCACCTGTGTTCGTAGCTAGGCAACTTGTCAAGCATAAGTTCTTACGTTGGAATGAGATTAGTCGTAGGTATGTAGACCATGAGCCTGAGTTCTATCAGCCAACAGAGTGGCGTGGACGCAGCCTTGATAAGAAGCAGGGTAGTGCAGGAGTAACTTATCCTGATCCAGACATCCTAAGTTTTTACGAGCATACTACACTACGCAGTTACAACGAGTTATTAGAACATGGTGTATGTCCAGAGCAAGCCCGGATGGTGCTACCCCAGAGCATGATGACTGAGTGGTACTGGTCAGGTAGCCTAGATGCCTTTTCTGACATGTGTAACCTACGATGTAAGCCCGACACACAAGCTGAGACAGCAGAGGTAGCATGGGATATTGATCGTATGATGATTAAATTATTTCCTGTAAGTTGGAAAGCATTAAGGGAGAATCAATAATGAGTGAGATAAAAGTAACAGATATAGAAGAACACGAGGATGGTAGTGCCACATTACAAGTGGAGTGTGACCCTAAGACATTCATGGCTATCTTTGACGTAGGCTTTGTAACATTAGTAAAGAGAGGTCTGGAAGATGAGAAGTGGCAGACCTGTGTAAGTTGTGGTGGTCCTGCACAAAATAGTATGTGTGGCTTTTGTTTAGAGGAAGAGTGATGTACACTGTAGAATTTGAATCAGATGCATCTGTTGTCACAACCTTAGATGATAACAACAAGTTTGAGG